GCGATGGCGCCCTTCATCGCGTCGTCCCAGTCCTTCGCGCCGGTGGCCGCGGACGAGAAGGCCTTGAGCATCGTCTCGCCGGCGTCCTCGGCGGTGTCCTGCACCTTCTCGAGCTCCGCGGCCTCCTTCTCGAGGCTGGTCTTAAGCGCCTCGACCGCGGCGGCGGCCTCCTGCTGGGTGAGTATGCCCTCCCTGACCAGCTCGTTGAAGTACTCCCAGGCCTCGTTGAGCTTCTCGGTCTCGGTCTTGGCGGCCTCCTGCGCCTCGGTCACGCCGTCGATGGCCTCCTTCGCCTGCTCGACGGCCCTGGCGTAGATCTCGGCGTTGATCGCGCCGGCCTTGAGGTTCTCGTCCAGGCCCTTGGACTCGTCCCACTTCTCCAGCATCGCGTCGAGCTCGGCGACGGTGGCCTTGTAGACCTCGAGCTGCGTGCGGGTGCCCTCGTAGGCGTCCCTCGCGCGCTTCTCGGCGGCGTCGATCTCCTCCGCGTTGGTGCGGACGGCCTCGGTGTTCTCGCCGAGCTTCCGGTTGAGCTCGTCGAGCTCCTCGCCCTCCTCCTGGATCTGCACGATCCGCCGGTCGACGACGGCGAGCTGGGTCTCCATGATCTCGATGTCGCTCTTGCGGAGCTTGATCGACTCCTCCATCTCCGCGATCTGTACCTTGATGGTGGTGTCGGCGGCGGGGCCGTAGGCGGTGGGGTTCTGCTGGATGCGCTCCTGGTGCTCGCGGAACTTCTCGAGCCGGTCCTCCAGTTTGTCGATGGCGGTGTACTCTATGGCGATCGCCGCCTCGAGCTCGTCCCTGGCCGCCACCGCCGCGGCCGTGCCGACCTTGTCGTAGCTGCGGATGAGGTCGTCGACCTTGTCCATCAGCTTGTCGGTCGCGGCGCTGGCGTCGTCGGTCTTCCACGACCAGAAGAGCATGGCCTCCGCGGCCAGCATGATGAGACCGGCAGGCCCGCCGAGCAACTTGAACCCGCGGCTGAGCATCCGGGTCGCGCCGGCCAGGGCCGTGGCGGACTTCGCCGCGGCGGTCTGGGCTGCGAACAGCCTGAGGTGCGCCGCCGCCGCCACGGTGGCCTCGCCGCTGACCCTCGCGAAGTAGACGTTGAGCTTGATGGCCACGAGCGCGGCCGCGGCGATCGAGACGCCCTCGATGGCGTCGGCCACCCTCTCGAAGTGCTGCCTGTCCTCGCCGAGGGTGTCGCTCATGCCGGCCCACACGCGGAACAGGCCCGTCGCCTGGTAGAGGACGGACTTGAGAGCGCCGGACAGGCCGGAGTCGCCGGTCCCGAGCTCGAGGTACACGGCCTCGGTCGCTGACGTGAACTGCTTGAAGGCGCCGAACAGGTCGTCGGCCATGATGTCGGCCATCTTCTTGACCGCGCCGGCCGAGTCCTCGTTGGCCTTCGTCAGCTCGCGCAGCTTCTCGATCTGCCGCACCAGGACGAGCACGCCGGGGGACGCGCGGCGCTGGAAGATGCGCGCGGCCTCGCCGGCCTCGAGCTCCTTCTTCGCCAGCTCGTCGAACAGCGCGGCCAGGCCGCCGGTCTTCAGGGTGTCCTTGAGGTCGCCGAGGTCCAGGCCCATGGCCCTGATGGTCTCGGCCGCGGGGCCGGTGGCGTCGACGAGCGCGAGCAGGATCTGCCGCAGCTGGAAGCCGGCCTTGCTGCCCTGGATGCCCGCGTTGCCGAGCACGCCGATCGCCGCGCCGGTCTCCTCCATCGAGATGCCCAGGGTCTGGGCGACGGGGCCGACGGCGGACATGGCCTCGGCCATCTGCGCGACGCTGGTGTTGGTGCTGGAGGCGGTCTGCGCCAGCACGTCCGCCACGTGCTCGGTCTCCGAGACGGCGAGGTTGAACTGGAGCAGCACGTTGGACGCGATGTCGGCGGACTCCGCCAGCGACAGCGAGCCCGCGACGGCGAGGTCGAGGGAGGGCTTGATGGTGGCGAGGATCTCGTTGGTCCTGAAGCCCGCCATGCCGAGGAACTTCATGCCCTCCGCCGCCTCGGACGCCGAGAACAGCGTCGTGGCGCCGAGGGCCTTGGCCTTGCGCTCGAGCGCGTCGAAGTCCCGCCCCGTCGCGCCGGTGACGGCCCTCGTCGCGGCCATGGCGTGCTCGAAGTCCTTGATCGAGCTGATCGCGCTGCCGAACACGGCCACCGCGCTGAAACCGACGAAGGCGCCCTGCAGCGAGAACACCGACCGCTTGATCCGGTCGAAGCCGGACGCCAGCACGCGGGTGTCCCTGGCGGCCCGCCTGGTCGACCGGCGGATGCTGTCGATCGACTTGTTGTAGGTCGCCGCGCCGGCGACCGCCCCGGACGGGTTGATGTGTACGTTGAGTGACGCCATCTATTCCTTGGCCTCTTTCAGCCTCTCGGCCTGGAACTCGAGCCACGCCGAGTCAAGTGCGCGGATCATCGCGACAAACCGCCGCTCGTCCTCGACGCCCTCGACCTCCATGTACAGGCGGATCTCGTCCGCGGGGATCGGCGTCAGGCCCATGCCGGCCGGCCTGGCCTTCGACAGCCGGTTGAACGCCTCGATGTAGGGCTCGTTGTGCTCCCAGACCTCGGGCACGTCCTCCAGCGCCTTGACCGCCTTGCCCCGCGCGGCCAGCCCCTCCAAGAAGTCGAGCTGGTCGCCCCAGGCTAGCCGCCAGCGCAGGGCCTCCGTCAGTTTCCCCGGTCTTCCTCCGCCTCGACGAACTTGAAGGTCTCGAACTCGCCCGCGGCGTCGGAGACGTCATCCAGCATGACGCGGTACTCGGGGTTGCCGAGGATCTCGTACGCGTTCTCCTTGGTGCAGGGGATCGGCTGCCCGTCGTCGTCCTCGAGCCCGTCCCAGTCGACGAGGAGCTCCTCGACGACGCACTCGAGGGCCTGCTTGTCCGTGACCTCGGGCGGCGGCGACTGCTTCCGCGCGTAGAACCGCCTGTTCGCGTGCAGGTTGCGGGCCGCGCGCTTCCGGTAGCCCTTGCACTGCGTGGACCTGACCTTGGCCCTCCAGCCGCCGGTCATGGTCACCCACTCGCCCTCCTCTCCGAGCGTCACGTCGGTCTTCAGTTCGCTGAGCTTCATCTGTCCGTGCCTCCTTGTTGGGGTGCCCCCGTATTTGGCGTGCGCCCGGGGGCCACGGCGCCTTCCTCCGCTACGGATCTCTGGGTGAGAGGTTCCTTTGCGGGGGTTCGCCGCTACGCGTCGAACTTGGTCAGCGTCAGGGTCTCGCCGAGGGTCGGGTTGCGGTAGGCCGTGAAGGCCATCTCGGCCATCACGTCCTGGTCGATGCCGCCCGCGACCACGTTGCCCTGCGAGAACTTCATGCGCGGCATGTCCAGCACGTAGACGTTGCCGGCCGAGTCGACGAGCCGGAAGCTGAAGTCCGACACCGTGAAGTTGGTGTACTCCTCGAGCAGGTCCCTGGTCTCGAAGTACGCCGTCATGGTGCCGGTCGCCAGCGCGCGGCCGAGGCCGATCCCGAAGGCCTCGTCGCTGCCGATCGCCTGCTGCGGCCGCAGGTTGTTGTTCAGCGTGACGCCGAAGGACCTGATCTCGAGGGTCGACGCCGCGGCGGCCTGGCGGATGCCGGTCACGTTGTCGATCGAGTTCATGACCTCCTTGGTGGCCGCGGCCACGCGCGCGCCCGTGCCGACGGTCGCGGCGGCGGGCACGCCCTTGAGGCCGAGGAACCCGAAGCGCCCGGTCAGGATCGACCCGACGGCCACGCTCAGCTCCAGCTGCGACACGCGGCACCCGGGGAAGGAAATGAACTCGCCCGAGCCGCCGTTGGCGTCGGGGAACTCCTTCTCGAGGGTGAACGACTTCTTGGTCGTGCCGACCTTGATGAAGCCGTCGTTGTCGAAGGCGATGTCGGTCTCACCCGACTCGTCGGTGAACGACTTGCCGGAGACCACGATCACGTTGTCGCTGGTCTTCGAGTCGCACCGCACGTAGCCGTCGTTCGACGAGTTGCTGAAGCCGGAGAAGTTGAGCCACATGCCCGGGACCACGTTGGCGAAGGCGCTGGCCGTCGCGGCGTCCGTGAACGTCGCGGTCTGCCCGGACGAGCCCGAGATGTCGATGGACTGCGCGGTCTTGGCGACGGCCGCGTCCCAGCCGTCCATGAACGCGCCGGCCAGCAGGTCGTCGTGCCCGTTGTAGCTGAGCTCCAGGTTGACGTCGCCGCCGGCGGAGATGGCGGTCCGCACCAGGTCCGGCACCTGCCGGTCCGAGCGGATCTCCTGGGACTCCGTCGACTCCGTGTTGTGGTTGATCGACTCGCCCGTGTACCGGAGCTCCTTGAGAGCGCTGGCGGGCGTGACCCCGAAGGTGACCTCCTCGAGATAGCTCAGGAGGGCCCGTGAGGAATCTGCGGACATTGGAATACCCCCAATCCACCTATGACTGGTGTACGGTGTGCACCGTGTCGAGGTGGAACGGCACGGTCACGTTTACCTTGTACCATTGCCCGTCGGGCCCGACCCGCCGGACTACGGGGCCGCGGAACAGGATGTTGCCGTCCAGCCGCAGCCGCCTGAAGGCGGTCGACACGTCGTTCGCCACCTTCAGCGCGAGACCGTCCCCCGAACCTCGGGGAACGTTCACGGAAACGGTCACCAGCCCCGTCGACCTGTACCTGGGGGACTCCGCCATGTCGGCCTGGCGCGAGTCCGCCCAGATCACCGCCAGCTGCATCCACGTGCTGGCGAGCAGGTCGTCGGGCGTGCCTCCGGTGACGGGATAGTTGTCGACGTCGGGGGGCGTGAAGTCCTGGTTGGAGTACTGCACGGGCACCGACGGGTACGCCGCCGTCATGCGGTCGTGGAAGAAGGCGCGGATGGCCGCCGCCGCGTCGTCGAAGCCGTCAGCCACTGGTCACTCCTTCACGTCGTCCAGCGCCACGCCGAACTGGGCCTCGACCTCGGCGACCGTCACGCGCAGCATGCCGTCGGGCGCCTGGGAGGACCAGCTGTCGAACTCGAGGCGGTTGATGTAGGGGAGGTTGTTCGTGATCCAGATGCTCGCGAACGGCGGCATGCCGGACAGCGCGCCGACGCCGCTCTCCATGGTGGCGCCGCCGTCCTTGTCCAGCGCGTCGACCTCGCCGGAGGCGGGCGCGCCGATCGTCACCTGCCAGTTGGCGCGGGCCCTGCCGGTGTCGACGGGGGTGCGCAGCACGGTCCCGCGAAGGATCTGCAGCGCGATCTTGCGCGACAGCCTCGAGAACGTCTGCTCCATCTCCTTCGGCCCCTGGGACTGCAGCTCCAGCTCGAACTTGAGTAGGTCTCTGCGCGGTATGGCCGTCATCACGCCCTCAGGAACAGGCCCCAGGCGGCCACCGAGTCGCCGGAGTAGTAGGCCTCGACCCGCTGCACGCGGAACCGCTGCCCGTTGACCTCGACGTGGCAGCCGACCTTCGGGGTGATCGTCTGCGCGCCCGCCAGGTACGTGACCGCGTCGCCCCACTGCACGGTGTCGCCGTCGACCTGCGACTTGGTCACCGGGGCCAGCGGCGTCGCGGTCACGGTGGCGAACGCGGCCGTCGGCGGCATCTCGAACCCGCCCAGCGACGGGTTGAACGCCGTCGCGGACTGCGCCTCCTCCAGCGTCGCGCTGACGCCGAGCCTGGCGATGAGCTCCAGCACGGCGGGGACCATCTTCTGGTCGAGCGCGGTCGTCATCTCACGACCTCACCAGCTCGGCGTGGCCCTCGCCGGTGGCGAGCACGTTCGCGAGGATCATGTCGACCATGCTGAACACGGGGTCCATGCCGCCCTCGTACGGGTCCGCGTACTCGCGCTCCGTGACGATGGGGCCGACCGCGTCCTTCTCCTTCGTGACGCGGGAGGTGTCGACGGTCAGGTCCGGCGCGATCTCCGTGCCGGCCGTGATGCGGTGCGCGATCTCGGCCTGCGCCGCCTTCACAACCTCGGGGACGATCGACGACACGATGATCCACCCGTCGCGGCCCTTGGCGCTGAGCCGCGGCCACTCGAGCCCCTGCGTGGAGTAGCACCGGTAGCCGGTGAACCTGTGCCCGTACTTCCCGTCGACGTACTGGGCGGCCACCATGAGGTTGGCGTCCTTCTCGTCGGAGCTCAGCGCGTTCCACGCGGTGGCGTCCTTCCCGTGGTCGTAGAAGTAGGCCTCGGCCGTCGCCTGGTTGATGTAGGAGTTGGCCCCGGCCACGCCGGTGCCGTCCTCGACGCTGATCGCCATGTCTTCCTCCGGGGGGTGGGCACGCGCCGCGCGGTACTACCCGGGGCTGGCCGGGGCGGCCAAGGAGAGGGAACCGCCCCGCGCGGCGCGCGCGTGTGTCGTCCCGCTAGGCCTTGAGCGTGCGGGCCTTGGTGTTCGCCGCCTTGACCTCGTCCTCGGAGGCGGGCGCGAGGGGGTGGCGGTGGTCTTCCATGGTGATGACGCGCCCGGCCTCGACCATCGCCTCGACGCACTCGGGCTGCACCTCGGTGGTCGCGTCGCCGTTCTCGCCGATCGTGAAGGTGCGCCCGTACAGCTGCAGCTGCGTGCCGGCCGGCCCCTCGCGGTGGAAGCGGTCGAAGTTGGGGATGACGCAGGTGACCGTGTCCTTCTCGCCGCCCTCGGGCTGCGCCGCCTCGGGCTGCGCCGCCTTCTTCTCGTCCGCCGTGCCCCCGCCGTTGGCGGGCCTCTCGTCGGCGGTCGTTTCCTTCTTTGCCATCGTCGTGCCTCTCTTTCGGCTGTTGGTTGAACTGTAAGGGGGTGGGGCCGGGACGGGCCCGCATTCGAGCGAGCCGCACCCCCCAGCTGCGGCTCGCGACCCGCCCCGGCTGGACTGCAGGGAGTCCCTAGTTGTTGATGGACGTCAGGCGGGCGATGCCCCTGCGGTTGTACACCGCGAAGTTGGTGTACTGCTTGACGCGCCAGATCCGCCCGTCGTACTCCTCCTGGGCACCGATCAGCTCGACGCCGATGCCCACGGGGGTGTTCTTCGGGTAGATGGCGGCCACGCCCACCTTGCGGGTGCCGTCGTCCCAGACGCCGCCCCAGACCGACGCGTACGCGCCGCCGGTCAGGGCCGCCCCGTCGGCGGTCTCCACCACGGAGAGGTACGTGTTCTTGAAGATCGGCGTCCCCTCGTAGGTGATGACCGTGCGCTCGCGGCCGTTGGCGTACGGGATGTTCATGACCCAGTCGCCCGGCGTGCCGCCGAGGGCCCGGAGCAGGGCCTTGTACGACCGGATCGTCCGCGCCGGCATCTGGATCCAGTCCACGATGCCGTGCTTGGACAGCACCAGGTCCATCATCTCGTCCAGGAGGATGAAGGACAGGGCCTGTCCGGTGGGCGCGGACGTGGTGTACTGGCCGGAGTAGACCAGCGAGTGCAGCGAATTGATCTGCGGCATGACGCCCGTACCGGTCGCGATGCCCTGCTGGAAGGTCCGGCCGACGCTCTTGGCCTTCGAGGCGATCTCGATGGCCGCCTGATCCGTCCCCGCGCTGGCCGAGGTGGCCCTCACGAGGTCGTCGAGCTCCGCGTCGCCGATGATCTTCGTCGGCTGGAACACAGCGTCCGTGTCGTTGAACGTCGCCGCGGCCTTGGCCGTGATGGCCGAGCCGACCGCGAGCACCTGCGCGGTGCCCAGCGAGGCCTCGCGCGGCACCGTCACGGACTGGCCCTCCATCGAGTCCATCCGCAGCTCCGCGAACCAGGGGTTGAGGTCGATGATGTCCTCGGCGACACCGCGCACCAGGTCGTTCCTGATGAGCTTCGCCGCCTCGGCGAGAGACTGAGTGGCCATGGTTTCCTCCTTTGGCTACTCTGGTGGTTTTGAGTTTCTAGTTCCCGTTACCCGGCCTCCCGCCGAGGTTGGCTCGCGCCGGGCCTCCCGCCCTGCGCCAGCCGGTTCGCCCTTCTTCCCTGCTAGCTGGCCTCCCCCGCCATGGGATCGATAGCCGCGCCCGCGACCGTCTTGGGGTCGCGGAGCGCCGCGCTGATGCGATCCACGGGCGAGGCCTTGTCGCCCAGCTGCTTCGCGCGGCTGGTGTCGCGGTCGCGGTCGTTGGAGCCGCCGCCACCGGAGTGGCCGCTGCCCTCGAACGCGCCCGCGTACTGCTTGTCGCCCTTCAACTCGAGGGCGAACTCCTTGACGGACATGGGGTCCGCCTTCCCGTTGACCTTCGGGTTGCCGTCCTTGTCGACGACGACGACCTTGAACACCCCGTCGGCCTCCTTGCGCGTGACGTGCTTGCGCATGAGCGGCGTGAGGAGCGTCGGGTTGCCCTTCACCTCGCCGTCCGCGAGGGCGTTCGCGATGGCGCTCTCGACCAGC